TACCTCGTATTCGCTTAGAGAACCCAATTGGTTCTTATCCAGAGTTTGACCGTTATGGTCGCTGTATAGCATTTGCTAAAAGATATACACTTACACTAGGTGAGTTGGTTAGCCAATTCCCAGAGTATGATAATATACTCCTAGGTCCTTTAGGATACAAGCAAGACCTAAATGGCCAGATTGAAATGATTCGTTATTACGATAACGACCAATCAGTTGTATATGTTCCTGCAAGAGATAATTTAATTTTATCAAAGGCTAAAAACCCTCTTGGTAAAATAATGATAGTTGTAGCACGTAAGCCGTCTATTGACAGCGAACTACGTGGACAATTCGACGATGTACTTGGAATTCAGTTACTCCGCAACCGTTTCGCCTTACTGGCAATGGAAGCAGCGGAGAAATCAGTACAGGCACCTATTGTACTTCCACAAGATGTACAAGAACTACAGTTGGGTGGAGATGCGGTTATCCGCACCGCAAACCCAGCAGGTGTTCGTCGTGTAGAACTTACTCTACCACAAGGCGCATTCACAGAGCAAACATTACTTAATCAAGAACTTAGAGTTGGTGCTCGTTATCCAGAGTCTCGTACTGGTAACATTGATGCATCTATCGTTACTGGTCAAGGTGTACAGGCTCTTATGGGAGCATTTGATACACAGGTTAAATCAGCCCAAGCAATCTTTGCTGCTGGACTTCGTGATGTAATCAGTATCTGTTTTGAAGTTGATGAGTTAATATATCCAGAAGAGAAAACAATTCGTGGTGTGGATTCTGGCTCACCATATGAAATTACTTATAAGCCAACCAAAGACATTAAGGGTGATTATTCAGCCGATGTTCGTTATGGCATGCTTGCTGGTCTTAATCCAGCCCAAGGTCTTATCTTCATGCTTCAAGCACTTGGTGGTAAGTTAATATCTAAAGACATGGCTATGCGTGAGTTGCCATTTACTGTTAACGTAACACAAGAACTTGAGAAGATTGAAATTGAGGATATGCGTACAGCATTACTCAGTGGTATTACAGCAATGGCTCAGGCCATACCAGCGATGGCAACACAGGGACAAGACCCATCAGATATGGTAAATAAAATTGCTGCGGTTATCAAGGCTCGCCAAAAGGGACAAGCATTAGAAGATGCTATTGAGGCTACCTTTGCACCGCAACAACAGGTTCCTCCTGCTGGCGCCTCTAATCCTATGGTTGAGCAAACGTCCCCTGCTCCCTCTGGTGCTCCAGTAGGAGGTCCTCCTCAAGAAGAACCAATATCATTACCACAACAGGAATCACCTGACATTCAAACAATTCTTTCAAGTTTAACAGCAAGTGGAAAAGCAGGCGGAAGAGTAGTAACAAGAAGTTAACTAGGTAGGGGACAATGACAACAATTATAGGAATAGAACATAAGGACCGTTGTTTCTTAGTTGCCGATAGTAGAACTACAGATGCTGATGGTAGAATTTATACACATCCTGAAGTAAAAAAGATTTCAGAAAATGGTATGTTCTTAATTGCTGGTTCTGGTGAGACACTACCCTGCGATATAGCACAACATGTTTGGGAGTCACCAACTCCTACAAAGCAAGACAAAGAAGATTTATATCATTTTATGGTAGTAAAAGCAATGCCATCTCTGCGTAAATGTATGTCAGATAATGGCTATAACTTTGATGAAGATACTAAGGAAACTCGCTTTCAGTTTATAATGGCTGTTGGTGGAGAGATATTTGATGTTGACCAAGAGTTATCTATAAGTAAATCTGCAGATGGAGTATACGCTGCAGGCTCAGGAGCAGCATACGCACTTGGTGCTATACATGCTGGCGCTGATGCATATGAGGCAATGGAAATTGCATCTAAACTTACTGCATTTACTGCAGGTCCTTATATATCAAAAGAACAACCTAGAAAAATTAAGTAGGAGAAACTGTGGCTGGTAACGAGAATAGCGGTGGATACCGCCCAAGTGCACCTCAAAACAATATGGGTGTATCAGCAACAGGTGGGGCAGGTTCAAAAAATGGACAGCCTAAAAGGTATATGCCAGGTATGAAAAACTTAGGTTCTACAGGAGTCGAAACAATGGCACAACAAAATGCAGCACCGATGAGTAACCCTCAAACAACACCTGATATTGGCGCAATGAGTCCATCAGCCTCTATGGCAAAACTTAGAACATTATTAGATGATACAACAAATCCATTAGAACCACAAAGTACTGGTGTAGATTTTGGTAGAGGATTAGGAAGCGACGTACTTCCTGCAAATATAAATCCAGATAGAAGACCTATTGAAAATCAAGCAATAGTAAAAAAATATTTACCAGCATTTGCTAACGCTGCAAAAGCACCAAATGCTCCAGATTCATTTAAAAGTTTTGTAAATTACTTAGTTGGTCAAATAGATGTTTGAGTGGCAATCTGGAAGTCTATATGATAATATAGATAAGTTTGCTTCTTCGCTTGGTTATGAAAATGCAGGAATAGCAATTACCCTAGGTATGATTCCTTGGGAATCTGTCGAAGATAGAGATACTTTTATTGAAACAATTACTGGAGATATTCCAAAAGGTGGAAACTCTACAAATTATAACTTACAATTTTAGGAGGCAATAATGTCACTGTGGAATAACTTCCTTGACAATATTGCAAAACCAATAGGCCAAGGTCTTGCCAAAGGTGTGTCTGATTGGGCTGGTTGGTTTACTGGAAACATATCAAGTCCTGCTCAAGCAATTTCAAATGTAGTAATACCTGCAGGCGTAGACATTGGCATGTCTAAACAATTATCTGCTGCCGGATTAGAGCAATCTGCTCAAGAAGCAATTAAAGATAATCTTAAGTATTCAGCAAAAACTCAAGCAGCAAGTAATGACATAGTATTAAAGGCTGGAGTTAAACTTCACGATGAAGCAATATCTCCATATATTACAAGACCTATATCGACATTAGGCTTAATGACCGATATTGATTCTCCACTATATATGCCGGGAGAATTTGAAAAAGGATTTCAGGTAACAGATTTTAAACGAGCATACAATCGTTCAGAAAAAGTAAGTTCAGCCCAAGCATTCACTAAATCTGATTTAACTCCTATTAAAGATGTTGCCAACGTTGTCTTTAGTTTAGGAAATATAGATTTAGATAATATAGATTTATTTGATGATAACGATGTCCAAGCGGCATTTGTTGATAATGCTGTTGGTAGATACTTTACTGGTCCATTAGATTTATTAATGTCTAACGTTGCAATTGCTGGAGCGGCTGGTGCTGTTACAAAGGGTGGTAAATTTGCTGCTAGAAAAACAGGTTTAAGTTCAAGAGGCACTACAGTAACTCAGTTAGAAAAAAATATTAACGATGGTATTGCTTTTGAAACTGGCGTTCAAGGTGGTAGACAAACCCCATCTGGCGATTTAGTAATGAAACTTGCAAACAGTACAGATGCTAATTACGTAACAGATGTATTTAGTAAATTTTCCAATAACGAAAATTTAATTGGTCCAATATTAAGAGCGAATAATCCTGAAACCGTAAGAGATATAATTCTTGCAGATAAAGGATATTTACCAGCGTTGGATAGACTTTCTAAGAATGCACCTGCAGATTTATTTGAAATTGGCGATGTTAACACAATTATTAAAAACCGTGTAATTGAAACTGGTAGATTACCCGAGTTCGATGAAACTTCTTGGTCACGCATGAATGCAGCGTTTGATGACGCTATCAATCGTGTTCCAGAGTATAGACAGATTAAAGATGCTCTTCTTGACCCACAAACTGGTGTTCCACTTAAGATGGGTAAAGATTACTTCCCAATTGAACCTAAATTTGCTTTAGGCAAAAAAGCCGCTATATCGGTAGGAACTATTAAACAACGTGTTATAGGCAATAGCCTTAATGGTCCTTTAACTAGAGTAGTTAACTTTGCTGGTTCACAACTACCATTAGGACATGTAACTTTTTCTGGAGTACGTCCATTAGATGGCGTTAAAGAATTAAATTCAGTACTTGACAGTATTGATGCATTAAGATATACTAAGACTGCTGGCATATTCGGTAAGAGTGTACCTAATCAAATTGAAACATCACCTGGTAAATTTATGAATGTTGCGGATTTCCGCAATAAAGTTATATCTGACTTCGTAAGTGCCAAAGATGACGTCTCTAGAGTTAATGTATTAAATGCCCTTGATGACCAATTAGGAGTTATTATAGGTGCTAAATATGGGTACTATGATGTAGCAAAAATTAATGAGTTTACTCAAACAATTAAGAATCACATATTTGGTACAATGGATTCTATTGGTAGAACTGGGTATGGTATGGACGCACAGGGTATGCGTATATTAACTGATGCTCAAACCCAAAGACAACTAGTAGAGTCTTATAGAATAGCACCTTGGAATTTAATTGAAAATGAAATTAAGAAGTCAACTCTTATCAAAGGACCTATCGGTAAAAGAGGACAGAAGTTAACAGTTAATGCAGCAGAGATTGCTCAAAGAGTATTTGAAGTAACTAATAAATACTGGTCTGTTGATGTATTGGCACGTCCAAACTATATCCCTAAAAACAGCCTTTTTGAACCTTCACTCAGTGCTACAATGGCGCATGGTACCTCAATAGTTCTTGATGGTGTTCCTAGCATGACTAAGAACTTTATTAAAAATAACAAGAATAGACTTTTTGGCCAGATTTCTAAAAAGTATAATGCTAAAGAAATTTCTGCTATCAACAAGACTGTAGAAGATTTGACAAAACAGTTAGACCAGGCAGTAACTAACCTTAATAATCTAACGGCAGAACTTGACACATTTCTAGGTGTGGGTGCAATCAAACCATCTCCTAAGGCAATTAGAGATAATCAAGCAAGAGTTATTAAAGAACTTAAAGCAGCAGATAAACTGGTTGATGATATAGAATTAGAACTTAGAGATGCTGTGCGTCCAGTCGGAAAACTAACTGGGCAAGTTCCAACTATTGCAAACTTAGAGCGTAGAATTAAATTTTTAGAAAATGAAGTAGATACAAAGGGTAAATATTCTGGAGAGATTTTTGCTGCTAAGGCCGCTATAACTAAATCTAAAGGCGCAATAGCAACATTATCACCTGATTCAAAAAACGTACTTAATGCAAATAAAGAGATTGCATTACAGTATGATAAGATTGAAAATATTCTTAAAGACCTTGGAGAGCAAAAGTATAACCAGGCTTTAGTATACGAAAAGGGTAGTAAGTATAAAGAGCGTTTTTATGGCAATGATAAAAATTACATTTTTGTAAATAATGAATATGTGCCAGTAGACAGTCTTTTCAACGCTAACCAATTTGGTCTTGCAATGAAACAAGAATTCGGAAATGCTAGAACCGCTAGTGCTACATACTTAGGTGAGTTAACAACTGGTATCCGCCAAGGTATGATTACTAGAAGAGGTTCTTCTACTGTAACATATGTTAATGACCCAATTTACTTTGAGGAGTTAGCATATTTTACAAATCGTTCATTAAGAGGCGATAAGTTAATAGACCAGATTCTTGCTGATGTGCCAGAAAAAGAATTAATTGCCTGGGGCAATAAGAACATGGGCTACTTTGAACAGTTTGGTCCAGTTAGCCAGTCAGATATTCCTGCCATAATCGCCGACAAGGTTGCTTTAGTAAATAGATTTTTGCCAGATAAAGAGGCGCGTCTTGCAGCATTGGCTGGCGAAGTAGATTCAATTCAACTTCAAAAGATTCTTTCTAAAGACTTGAGGAATCTAAGCCCAATACATCCGCTTGATTTTGATGTACACAATGCATCTGAATTTGGTGTAAGAAATCTTGGAAGACTTGAAAAGTGGTTAGATAAAACAGCCTCTTTAATATTCTCTAAATTGACTGCACCTGAAAATCCAATCCGTTGGGCTTCTGGAAATAAATTCTTTATTCAAAATATGCAACGTAAAACAAGAGAACTTGAAGAACAAGGTTTTAGTTTTACTAAAAAAGATGGAACTGTAGATTTAGATAAGATAAACTCTTTGCGCTCTGCTGCCTCAAGAGAAGCATTAGAACAAAACGAAAATGTTTTCTATACTATCCGTAGACAAAGTAAACCTTTATATGCTGCACGTCTAGCAACAGCATTCCCAACAGCATCACTAAATGCTTTTTATAGATATGGTAAATTTGCCTTAAATAACCCTGAAAGAGTTGCTCAGTTTTTATATAACTATCAAGCAGCATTCAGGTCTTTTGGTGTAGATAAGTATGGAGCACCAACTGATGACCCATTATTGGCTACACACATAGTAGTTCCAACAACTAAAGAAATGGGATTCTTTGGTGGTAAAGGAATTAGATTAAATGCTAGGTCTATTGGATTCTTGCTTAACTATCCTACGCCATCTATCTTTGGAAGTGTTGCTGTATCTAAGATTTACGGTGGGATGCCAGGAGCAGAAGATGTTCTTAGGGATTATCTAGGTTCATACTACGATGTAATTTTCCCATTTGGTCCTCAACCGTCAATAAAAGAAGCATTCATCCCTCGTTGGGCAAACGATGCTATTAATTATTTAAATGGACCAGAAGGTAAAAGAGACTTCCTTGATTCATGGACAGATGTTCATAATTACTATATGACATTGCATGACTTGAAAATACAAAAATATCCTGGTAATGATGTAATACGTAGAATTGCAAAAGAACAATTTGGAGTAAAAGCATCCTGGTCTTTTGCTAATATATTTGGTGTACCAGCAAAGGTCGACACAAACCCTATGGCTATATATGATGACTTATATGGTATGTTAGTCAACAAATATAGACAAAAAGGAATTGACGAAAAAGAGGCTAAAAGACTTGCCGGTACTGAACTTAATGAACGTTTAGGTGCTGACTTTCCTCTAGATAGAATTACATTTAAAGGTTCTAACCCAGAAGCCTATATTCAACCTAACGTTGAATCTTTTAGCAGGGTATTTAAAGAGAATACAGACCTTGCAATTACTTTAGCAAAAGTCGACCCAGAGTTAATTGGATTACTCAGTTTAGACATAGATACTAAAGATAACTTTAATCTAACTGTATACAACATTTTGAGAGACCCTAAAACTAAACTTCCAGACGGTAGCCCGTTAAATAGTTATATGATTACTCCTGAGGAGCAAGAACGTCGCAGGATGGAAAATCGTGCTTGGCAAGCATACTACTCTTTGGTAGATGGCTTAGAAGCAAAAGCACAAGATATAGATGGAAAATCTTTACGTTCTCATCCTGAATTAAAGGCTGCTCTTAAAGATGTAGCAAATAATGAATTGAGAAAAGTAAGTGAATCTTGGTGGGTAAAATGGAACAAAGGTGGCGGAGAAGATAAGGCATTTAAATACGCTTATGGTTTAAATCAAATTATTTCTAATGAAGCCTTTATGGAAAAGTATGGAAACACCAAACTATGGTCAGATGTAAAAGATTTTATGACTGTCAGAAATACTTTCTCTACTTTCTATAAGAGTTTAAAAGAAAGAGACCCAAGAAAAGCAAAATTACAAGATGCTTATACTGAAATCTTAGAAATGCGTTCAGAAACTTGGCACCCAAAGTTAAAAGAAATATTAGTTAGAAACTTTTCTGAAGATATATTAAAGGATGCTCAATAATGACACCAGAAGAAAAAAAGGCAGCAGAACTAGCAACGAAAACCCAACAAGACGAATTTGTTATGCGAATAATAGGAAGCATAATGGGTGGTTCTAGTGGTAGTGCAAATAGTACAAGCACGTACAAAGATGCTATTAGATTAACAGAGGCTGGCGCCAAACAACTTCTTGATGCAATTATGGTTGACATCCAGTTTACTGGAAAACTATCAAAGCAGGATTTAGCAGAATTTGTAAGAAAGTATAACGAGGCTGCAAATAAACAACTTGAAACCGTAGTACAAACAGTAAGAAGCCAAACCAAGCCTGGCGATACTGCTGAAGATATCAAGAACATAATTAAAACAACCTCTCCATCTTTCTTCCAGCCTAAAGATTTTGCAAAAGATTATTTATGGTCTAAGGTTAATTTTGCTGATGAAAAGACTTTAGGAGCCAAGGCTCTTGATGCATTAACTAATGCCCGTCAGATTGCTAAGGCTTTTAACCTAAGCACAGTATCTGATATTGAAATTCAAGATGCTGCTAAAAGGATTGCTACAGGCAAAATTACTGCTGAAGATTATAAAACAGAATTAGCGGCAAAGGCTGCTGCAGAATATCCTCAACTCGCAGATAGATTCAAATCTACACCTGGAGCAACTGTTCGTAGTTTATATAATCCAGTCTTAAAAGCAATTGCAGATGCTTGGGAAACAGATGTCGATTCATTAGATTTAAATGACCCATTTATTGATAGTCTACTTCGTCCAGATGGAGTAATAGGAAAAGCACCATCAGCAACTATTGGTGAGGCTACTCAGAAAGCACTAATGCACCCAAAGGCAGATAACACACAAAGACAAATTGGTAATGCTAAGAATGCTGCCGCACAATTAGCAAGAGCGATGGGATTTGGTATATAATGGCAACACCTGGTAAAAAGGTTGTTAATCAAGCACAAATTGACGCTGCTCGACGGGCTGAGGCTGAAAGACCAGCAAAGTTAGCCGAGCAACAAGCAAAGTTACCAGTGGTAAAAGAAGCCCTTGCTACCGCACAAGTTGGCGCTAGAGGCACAACTGGTCAAACAATATTTGAAAAGGCTTTGGCTGGTATTCCTGCCGGTGGAGATGCTGGTGCAGCAAGAGGTTTAGCAGCAATGTCTGCTCGTTATGGATTGCAAGCCGCCGCCGCTAATGCTTATACTGGTGAAAATATTGGCTACAATATCTCTGAACAAACCAAAGTAGAACAAGGTGCTGTAACTACTACAGAAAATTTAATTAATATATATAGTACTCCAGTTAATATTCCAGGTGCTGCATACGAAGAAGAAGAAACTACTGGCAATCTTTCATTAGACGCTTTTATAAATACCCTTAAATTACTTATGGGTTCAGCCGAAGCATCAAAGCCATATGTAAAGCAACTATATACCATTGTATCAAAATACTATAAATCAGGCTCAACAATACCTGATTCTATAAACTTGGCACTTTATGATGCTAAAGAAAACAAACTGATACCAGAGTTTACCAACAGATTTAGTGGAATATTCAAGTTAGCAGATAGACGTTCTGCCGGAGAAATTATTGACGTTCCTACGTTGGCCGAATATATTAAGTCCCAAGAAGCAATTGCTGAAGTTCTACGTAAATCTAATTTGGGCGATTTAGCAAATGAGACATTCTTAAATGAAGTTATGGGTACTGGAAAGTCAGTATTAGAAAGCACTAGAATTATTGCTGATGTATTTGATGCTATAGACAATGCTCCAAAAGAGTGGTCTGATATGGTTAAAGCCAAAATGCCATTTGCTAGTAGGACAGACCTTGGTAAAGCACTATTACTAGGTGCTGAAGGTGCTGCAGATTTGGAAAGAAAAGTAAATAGATATGGAATTATGGCAGCAGCCCAAAGCCAAGGATTAACAGTTGGCGAACAAGCAGCAGGTGAATTGCTTGCTAAGGGTCAAGGCTATGCATCTGCTAAACCTAAATTTGGACAAGCAGCAGCAATACTTCCAACTGCACAGAAATTAACTTCTATGGAAACTGGTATTGAACCAACAAAGGCATATACCCAAGAACAAGCATTCTCTGCAGTATTTGACCAAAATTATCAATCATTACAAAACATTCAAAACTTAAGTGAAAGAGAGCAAGCAAGATTCGGTGGTAGAGCCGGAAGACTTGCATCTAGAGATAGAGCAGCAGGACAAATATAGAATCCTATGTGAATCCATCGGCCTCACATAGCGTAAAAGACCGATAGCAAGAGCCAACCAATTTCCCCGAATTGACTTGAGGCTTGCGACTACAACGAATAGAAGGGTGGGTTGCTATGAGCAACAACTACTGGGATGAAGACGAAGACGACCTAGATACCGACAACGGTGTGCAATTGGAAGGAAGCGATTTACTTAAAAAATTGCGGAAAGCCAAGCGCAACGATGAGAAACGTATCAAAGAACTCACTGAGCAACTTGAGGGATTATCCAAGGTGCAGCGTGAGCGTACAGTCAAAGAAGTCCTAGAAAAGAAGGGTGTCAACCTTAAAGCAGCAAGACTAGTTCTTAAGGATTTAGAAGAGGTTAACGAAGAGACAGTAAATAACTGGCTCGATGATAACGCTGATTTATTCGGAATTACAGTTACTACTGAGGAGCCTAAAGTAAGTGAGATAGATAAAGCGGCCTTAAGGCAGCAAGATGTACTCACACAAGGCGCAATGACCCCGGACAGAGCAGAGGATTTAAATCTTCGCATCGATAATGCAGATTCAATGGATGCATTACTAGATGTACTTCGCTCACAATAATTCCGTTCATAGTCACTTGGAGGTGACGATATGGCTAACGCCTACGTATCAACAGGTTCATCCTCATTAGGAGGAACCGCTGGTTCTGCTGGTTTAGTACAGAAGGCGTATGACCGTCTTCTTGAATTCGCTCTCCGTTCAGAACCACTAATTCGTTCTGTCGCAGATAAGCGTCCAGCAAGACAAGCAATCCCAGGTTCAACAGTTGTTCTACAACGCTATGTTGACCTATCTGCTGCAACTACAGCCCTCACTGAGGATGCTGACCCAGATGCAGTAGCAATGTCTACACCAACCTCTGTAACTATTACTCTTAACGAGTATGGTAACTCAGTGTTGGTAACACGTGCGTTGGAACTATTCAGCCTTGCTGATGTAGACCCAGCAATCGCAAACATTATTGCATTCAACCTTGCAGATTCTATTGACTCTATCGCAATGACAACATTGCGTGGCGGTTCAAACGTAATCTACTCAGGTTCAACTGCAACTTCAACAGCAACAGTTACTGCTGCTGCTACACTTTCATCTGCAAACCTACGCAAGGCAGTAGCAAAATTACGTGCTAACAAGTCTATTGCTCGCAAGGGTAGCCTATACTGGTGTGGTATCCACCCAGAAGTTTCACACGACCTTCGTGCTGAGACAGGTTCAGCAGGATGGTTGCTTCCTAACCAATACGGCTCTGCACAAGACCGTATCTGGGCAGGAGAAATCGGAACTTACGAAGGTGCATACTTCGTAGAGTCTGCACGTCTGTACAATGCTACTGACGGTTCTTCATCTGCACGTGTTTATCGTACAATTCTTGCTGGACAGCAAGCATTGGCCGAGGCCGTAGCAGAAGAGCCACACGTAGTTATCGGACCAGTAGTTGACAAGTTAATGCGTCACCGCCCAATGGGTTGGTACGGCGTACTTGGCTTTGCACGCTACCGTGAAGAGGCACTATACAGAATCGAATCAGGTTCTTCAATCGCTTAGTTGATTGACGGTAGGGCTAGGGGAAACTCTAGCCTTACAGTAAGTTCATTAAGGAGAACAATGGCAGATTATGTTTTTAAAACACCTACAGTCCGAGAAGGACCAGCAGGTAAACATAGATTATTTTACTTCTATAAACTAGATAGAGGTATCAGTATTGCTAAGAGTGGTGGAGTATATTCAAGAGTTCGCTATGTTCTTGATGAGGCAATAGATGATTACCAAGAGTTCTATATTGGTGGACATAATCATATAGTTAACGATGCTACCAAAGCAGCACTAATTGCTGGTGGCGTAGGAGTAACAGAAGCAAATTTTACAGCAGTATAAGGGGATAAATGAAACACTGGGAACATCATCCAACTCCTATTGAAGGATGTTTTGGATGTAAAGGTTTAAGTCTTCAGATGAATACTGGAGATGCTAAGAGAGATATACCAGATAAGAAATGGAACTCTGAGTTACAGGCATATAGAGATGCTAGAGCACAGGGGATACAACCAGCAGGAACAACTATGCGTCACGTACAGGAAGCGCATAGGGCTTCAGAAGTATTAGGTAAAGCGTATAATGCGGACACTATGCCTAAGACTAAAGATATAACTCCAAAAGCCGCAGCCGTAATGAAAGAGATAGGACAAATATAATGCCAATGGTAAATGGAAAAGAGTACTCATACTCTAAAAAAGGAATGGCTATGGCTAAGAAAGCAGCCAAGAAGTCAGGCAAAAAAATGATTATGAAAAAAGGCATGAAAAAAATGGGTAAGAAGAAGTAATATGGCTAAGCCAACTAAAACCGTTAGAAGAATGCCAAAGGGTAATGACGCTATAAAGGAATTTCAAAAAGAAATATCCCCTAGTGGTGTTGCTGCTGCCGAGGCTGAGGCTCGCAGAGCAATTGAAAGAAAATATCCAGGAATGTTTATACCTGAAACCCGTACTACCCGTACTGCTCCAGGAGTAAAGAAGAAGTAATGTCATCGGGTCAATTTAAAAGACACGATGGTTTTAATAAAACTATTATGAGGGATGGTCTCATCCTTACCTTGCGTAAGGATGGAACTG